TCGTGACAATTACCATGTTCTGGCAAGGAGGTATATTGCCGAATATGAGGATCGTTGCCGATACCGGATCCGTGTTTGTCGTTCAGTCGATTGAGAACCTTCAGGAACTCAATGTGGTTCTACAACTGAATTGTCTGGGCCTTGGTAACAATCAATGATCGAGGAAGGAATCGTCCAACTTGTCAACGCGAACGCCGCTGTCAAGGCGCTTGTGCCGAATGGCGGTTACATGACACAGTTGCCGCAAAACATGCTGTTGCCGACGTGGAGCCACCAGGCAATCAGCGAGTTACCGGACCACAACCTTTCAGGCGCCAGCGGAACAAAGATGCGGCGACTGCAAATCGACTGCTACGGATCGCAAGTACAAACCATCCAAATCGCCAAAGCCATCAACAAAGTTCTGGACGGGTTTACCGGCGCGCTTCCGGACGCGGACGCCACGTTCATACAAAGTTGCCTTCAAGCCAACCTCATTGATTTTTACGACGATGTCCCGCGTACGTACCGCCGAATGCTTGAATTCGAGATTTGGTACGACGCCTAAATAATTTCTCGCTCGGGTTTCCCACAGCCAGATACGCCACTTAATTTCAAAGGAGAAAAACATGGCAAAAACGCGCGCAAACACAGGTAACGGTGCAATTTTTTTTGTGGGAGACTCAGCCAGCCCCACGGGTTACACTCCGCTTCTCGAGATGAAGGACTTGGGCTACGACGCGCTCAGCGTGCCTGTAATCGACGCCACCCATTTGCTTTCGCCAAACAATACGTCGGAGAAAATCCCCGGCATGATTATGCCCGGTCAGGTCAATCTGATGGGCAACTTCGTCGGAGACGCTTCGCAGTTGAACATCTCCGTTTTAGCTCAGGCGCAAACGGTATTTCCGTGGAAGATCACCGCGCCGCTGCGTCCCTTGATCGACGGCGGCGCGGCGCGCACGTATACCGCAAGCGGCAACGGATTCTTCGCCAAATACACTCCGGGCACTTTCGGCGCGGGTAAATTAAACGAGGTGAAGGCGACCCTGGAAATTACCGGGGCCATCCTCGAAGTTGTCGTATAACCGAAACCTCCATGACCCTCGCCGAAAGACTGACAAAAAAAGTCGAACTGTCGCTCGGCGGGGGAAAGTGGCGGTTGATTTATACCCATGCGGTATTGCTGGATATTGAAGATTTGACCGGCGTCGATGTTCTCGGCGGCCGGCTGCAATTCAGCAATCCGCAAGCACACGTCGTTCGGGCAATGACGTGGACGCTGCTTCGGCGCGCGGGATTTTTAGGAACGCTCAAGGATTTGGGAGTTTTCCTCGGACCGGTGACGATGGGCATGGTTCGTCAATCACTGTTCCGCGCGTGGGAGGCGTGTATGCCGGATCCAAAACCGGAATCCGAATCGGAAGACGAAGGACATGCCGGCGAGAAGGCGGAGTATTCGTGGATCGAAGCCTGGTCAACCGCCCGCGTCGATTTGGGATTAAAGGACCGGGAATGGTTGGATTCGACGCCGCGCATGATTCGCGCTCTCCGTGAGCGGAAGAAAGAACAAGCGCAGCATCAGGAGCTCATGGCGGGAGTAGTGGCGAGCACGGTCGCAAACTTCTCCGCTCATCCGCCGAGAAATCCACTGGCCGCCGAGGATTTTATGCTGCATCCGTATCCGAAACAACATGTGGAGATTGACGGCGAATTCTTGCAGAACTTCTTCTCCAAAATCAAACAGTAAAGGAAAATCCACAAAGTGAAAAACGAAGCGGCGATAGTGCGGATTGGCGGCAAGGAGTATCTTCTCGTTTATGACTTCAACTCGATCTGCGATGCAGAGTCGGTCGCCGGTTGCAATCTGCTCGACGCGATCCAGCACATGGGAGGAATGTCCGCGGTTGAATTCCGCGGACTGCTGTATGCCGCTTTGAAACCCAACCATCCGGAGATGACGATCGGCGCGGCGGGCGATCTATTTTCGTGCGTGACGCAGTTGCCGGACTGGACGCGCGGATTGGCCGAGGCGTATTCGCTCAGCGTAAAAAGCCAAGTGATTGAAGCGGTCGAGAACGCGGCGAAAGAATAACCCGCATGGACGAACTTATACAGGTGACGGGACTCGAAGACGTGCAGCGGATGCTGAAGGAAGCGCCGAAGCATGTCGTTGTGACCGGCTTCGCAAAAGCGCTGCGCAGAAGTATCAACGTGATAGCGGAGACGCTTCAAATGCTGACTCCGGAGGGAACCAACCACACCAACGACGACATTCTGCCTCTCAATGAATCGATAGTCACCGACGTGCAGGTGGATTCGAACGGACGCGGCGGAGTGGCGCGGGTCGGATACGGAAAATCGGGGCATGTCGCCCTCTTTGTGGAGTATGGGCACGTCATGAAGACGCACAAGCCCGGAAGCAGCATTGTGGGCCATGTCCCGGCGCATCCTTTCATGCGACCGGCCTTTGACCAATCCGCGGCGGCCGCCACTGCCGCCTTTCAGGAATCCATTACCGAGACGGTAGAAAACGAGTTTCCACATGCCTAAAGCCGGTGTTATCCACATCGATATTGCGGCCGGCACGGCGCAGTTCATCGTGGACATGGAAAAGGCCAACGCCAAGCTGAACCAGTTTGGTCAGGCCGGCAAGACATCCGGCGGCCATATGGTTTCGGGTATGCAGGCGTCTTCCGCCGCAATCCGGACCCTCGAAGGAAATCTCGCGAACAACGTTCGGGCCGTTGAAAATTTCCTCAGTAAAACCTTGAGCCTCGGGCCGGTGCTGCAAGCGGCGTTTCCGGTCATCGGGGCCATTGCGTTCGGCAGTTTGATTGTTGAATTGGGCGACAAGGTCGTCAATTTCTTCAAGACGATTCAGCAGGCGCCGGAGAAGAGTCAAGCCGCTTTCGACTCCCTTCGTACTTCGGCCAAGATGGCAAACGACGAGTTTCAGGTCGCCAACGATCGATTGGCAAATGAAATCGCGAAGCTGGAAGGAACGCACCAAAATACGTTGAAGCTGGCACTCGACGAGGCAAGGGTTTCCGCCGATAAACTTGCCGAGTCGCTCGAAAAAGATCTTCAGGCGCTTCAAAAAGTGATGAAGGAAAACGAGATCGGTAAGATCATGGGATTTTTTACCGGACGCGCGCCGACTGTGGATATGGTGAAAAATCTGTTCGGGGAAAGCGGATTCGGCGGATTCGACGCGAAGATTCGAGCCATTACATCCGAGGGCCGCGATAAGATCGGCGGTGCAAAGTCGGAGGAAGAATCCCGTAACGCAAGACTGGAAACGCGGAACCGCTTGGAAGCCGAGTACGCCAACAAATTGCAAGAGGTTGGAGTTTGGATCGATAAGCTGAACGCAAAGCAGGCGCAGCACGAAACTCCCACGTCTACAGTCAAAGGCGCGATGGTCAACGGCGTTCAATTACCCGATACGGTACTGAAGGGCGGTCCGTCACTGCTGGTTCCCGATCAATCCGAAGCTATCGCTCAGGCACGCGCGGCACGTCTTGCCATTCAGGAGCAGCAGCGCCGTTCGGTAATGGAATTCGACGCGGTGGATCTCAAAAAAAGGTTGGGAGCCGACGAAGCGGCAAAGGCCGCGTCGGAATTTATCAGGCCGTTCCGCAATAAAATAATGGAACTGGACGCTCAATTCCGCGAGATCGGATTGAAGGGTACGGCGGTTGGTAAAGACCAGGGGGAACAGACGTACGTGGCTGGATTGGCCGCTGCGATCAAGGCGATAGACGAGATCAACCGGCGTCGCACGGATTTGCAGAAAGGATTGGACGAAGGCCAGCAAAAGCAGATCCGGTATGCGGAAGTGCGGAATCTCAACGCGGCGCAAGAACTCGCGAACAAAGAGAAGATGGAGTCTACGACAGAGGCCATTCGTGCCCGAATAGCAGCCACTCGCGAGCTCACCGACGCCATTGGAAAAGGATACGAAGCAGTCAAAAAAGCGAATGTCGAAACGCAGGTGATTTCCACCTTAGGGCGGAACTATGCGGACCCGGATTTTGAGCGTGACAAGAAGAGTTTGCGGGTTCAATTTTCGGCGGCCTACG